TTGGAATAGGTCATGTTCTGGGTGGTGTAAGTCTTGGCAGCAGTCGCTGCCACACCAGTCAGATTGGCGGTCGCGCCACCAGCGCGCGAGAAAACGGCATTGGCCGCTTGAAGATCGTAGCTCATTGTCTTACTCCTTGATTAGTAAGAGGTCACGCCGCACTCGATGCGCAGCATCCACGCATCGTTGATACGCACGGCGTTGAACCAGGTGGAGGCGCCGACGTAGCCGAACATGCCCAGCGGGTTGGCGTGGTTGATGTTGTCTGGCTTCAGCACAGTTGGGCGAATTGCGCTCATGCCCTTCAGTGCCACCTGGCCCCAGGCCTTGGCCGCAACGACCAGGTATGGGTAGACGTCGACGTTCGAGCCGCCGACGGAGACCATGCTATTGGTGGTAGCTGAGCCAGCCCCGGCGAATGGCGCGAACAGCGGCGATGGTATGAAGCGGAATTCCTCGCAGGCGCCCACTTCACGCGGGTGAACCGGCTTTGCGGAGCCGCCATACTGCTCGACTTTCACGAAGTCAGGCAGGTTGCGCACGTCCGCCGTGCCGTCAGTGTGGTGAAACACCAGGTAGGCTGGCATGATCGCCTGGGTCGCAAAGTCGACGGATGGGGAGAGCTTTTCCGTTACGCGTTTCGCACGGTTCGACTCCAGGATGCGCGATGCCAGGCGCAGTTTGCCGATGGTGATGGGGGTGTTGACCGAAGCACGGCTCGAACCGTTGGCATAGACGACCTGCGTGCCGGCCTTGCACACGCCATAGCGCACCAGTTCCAGCACTTCGCCCAAGGTTTCGCCGACCAAGGTGGTGAATTCCTCGGTGACGTCGTCCTCGTAGGTCAGCGCAGTTTTGCTGGTCAGCTTGAACAGGATGCCGTAGTTCTGCAGGGTGACGCTCACGTCCTGGAACGAAACGGTGTTGGCATTCGGCGTGGTGCCTTCCGACAGCACGAAGTTGTTGGCGACGATTTGCGGCGTGCCGACGTATTGCGAGTTGTTGATGCCGGAGCCGGCCGTGGCGGCGCCGAAAGGCAGCGTGCGGCGGAAGACCAGCGTATCGGTATTGTTCTTCGGCATTTCGCGCTGCTCGCCGAAGTCACCCAGTACGATGATGGGTTGGGCATGATCGAGCATGCCTTGCGCGGCGCGAATCAAGTTTCGCGACGCGACGGTGCTATAGCCTTGCATGGACATTTTTTACCTCTTGAGGTGATTGGTTAGTAGCCCCTGCTCCGCTTCTGCTCACGCAACTTCGCCTCGTGGTTCCACAACTGCTCTGGAGTCATGTCGTCTGTGGACAAAGACTTCGGCGGTTGCTGACCACGACGCGGCGCGGCTGATGCGGACGCAAGCGTTTGTTGACGCTGCTGCGTCAAATTCCCTTCTCGGTGGCGGCAGCCCATTCCGGGTGCTGACGCTTGAGCTCAGCCCATTCCTGCGGGTCCGAAATGGCTTGGTTGACCTGGGCTGCAGTAGGAGCGTCATCAACCTTTTTGGCGGCCGCTTGCGCAGTGGCCAAGAGTTGTCGCAGTTCCTGCTGTCCTCGGTTCAATCCACCGATATGACCAGCCAGCGTGTTGTGGCTCGCCTCGAACTTATCCAGGCGCGCCAACACTTCTTTCATGGGATCGGGTTTGACTTCAGGTGCTGGGGTAGGTGCTGGCGCGGGCTTGGCGGGTGCCAGTGGCTTTTCAGCGGCCGGCTTTCCGTTCTTCCCTTCTGCCGCAACCTCATCCCAAAGCTTCTGATTCGCCTCTTCGGTTTGTTCGGGCGTGAGACCTTCCAGAGACATAAAACCTCGCTAGCAATTTGCGTCATCTTTCGATGACAAACGTGACAAGTGGGACTACTCCGGCCTGTCTTCTCTTACTGGGGCCACCGGCTTTTTCGGTAGTGCCAGCAATTCCTTGTACGCGGCGACTTTTCCGCGTATGTATTGGGTTTCCAGCAGATCCTTCGTGGGCGCCTCGAGCTTTTCGCTTTCGCGCGCGCGCAACTTCTCCAGGTGGGCGACAAGGTCGCGCCACGTTGCGGTATCGAAGTTCATTGCTGGTTAGGGATTGGTTTTGAGACTTGCGGCTTCAACATGGCGTGCGTGACGGCCATGTTTGCTTCGTGCTGACGGTCGCGGTGCGCTTCGGATGTGCGCACCGCATGCTCTGCGGCGGCAAGCTCGCGCTGCGTTTGCGTCACTTTGTTGGTATTGGCCGCATCGGCCTGCAAATCGGCCGCCTTGAGCTTTTCTTCGTGCAGGTATTGCAAAACTGCGATCTGAATCTTGTCGTTCGCTTCTTTTTCGCGCGCCGCGGCGTCTTGCGCAGCGGTCTGCTGCTCGATCTGCGCGTAATCCTTCTCGCCCTGGACCTTTGCGGCGGCAATATCCTTGCGCGCCTGCGCTTCGATCTGCGCAACCTGCAACTGCGCGTTGGCCCGGATCTGTTCCGGCGTGGCCGCCGGCGGCTGGGCGGCCAGTTGCGCGATTTCCGCATCCGTTTTCATGATGTCGGTCGGGTCGATGTGCTGCGCCTTCAGGATTGCCTTGAACCACTGCTCCCAGTTGACCATCGGGGCGATTGTTCCGTTCGCGGCGTATTCACCAAGGCCCAGCAACGCCTGATTCGCAGCGTCGCGCACCAGGAGCACCGACGTGCCGCGCGCATCGACCTGAAAATCGCCCTTGCACTCATCTTTCGACCCGTAGGCCATGTACCAGTCGTAGTACCGGCGCAGGTGCGGGCGCGTAAAGTTGTCGTCAAACTGCTTGACCATGCGCCCCAGCACGACGTTCGAGCTGTTCATCAGGATCGTCATGCCGCCAACCGTGTCCGGCGCAGTGCCCTTCTCGCCCTGGGCCAGTTGCGGCGTGCTCGACTCTTCGTCGCAGAACTCCTGGGCGAGTTTGATGATGCTCTGCAGCTCTTCCGCGTGCGAATCAATGTTGAAAGTGGCGAAAGCGGCCTTGATATCGACGTCGGCGCCGTTTTTGTACCAAAGCTTGCGCCCCGTCAGCTGCCAAATGCCGTCAGCGGGCACAACCGCCTCGGGATCGACGACGATTTGCGGGCCGACCGACAGGCCGGCGTTGTCCATCATCTGGCGCCAGGCGGCATTGAGGACTTTTTGCGGCGATCGCATCAGGTGCGGCACGCCATAGCCCCACGGCTCACCGTCCACCTTCTCCCATACCAGGAAGTCGTAGGGCAAATCGCCGGTTTCAATCGGATTGAGGAAGCCTTTGATGACGGTTTGGTTAACCAGGATCACGCAGCCGCTGATCGACTCCGTGGCCCCGTCTGGAACGTTGACGCCGGCGGCGCGCAAGTCCTCCGGTAGGAACTCACCCCAGTATTCCCAGAGTTGGAAATGATCCTTGCTGGACTCTCGGCCGCCTGACTCGTTTTTCCCATCGCGCTGCGAAACGTCCGGCACCGCCGTCGGCCCCTCCTGCAGCACTTTGCTGACCTGCTCTTTGAGATAGCCCGGCTGCTTCGTCAGTTCGCGCAGCTGGCGCGAGGTCTGCTCCTTCTTTTCGAAGATGCCGATGCCGTCATGGATGTCCTCACCGCAGCCTGGATCCGGGTAGACGTTCCAGGGGCTCACGCACTCGCTGGCCGGCGTCTTTTCTTCCTCGATCTGCAGTTCCCAGACGTTGGTGCCTTCCAGCTTTTTGTAGGCCTTGCGCACGCGGTTGATGACGATCGGGCCTTTCGTGACGCCTGTACCAAGAACGGCGCAGTCGTGCAGCATCTTGCGCACTTCGCCGTTGAAATCGCACTGGATCATGAGGTCGTCAATCTCATCTTCCATGGCCTTCGCAGCACGCGCGGCAACGTCCAGCTGCGCCTGGTAGTCCGGCGGCGGATATGCGCCGATGATAGCCTGCGACATGGCTGATGGCGCGCCGGGCGACTGCGGGGCCGGCAATGTCGGTGCCCCACCTGGCGAAAGCGGCGCGCCTTGAGCCGATGTGGCTGGCGGCTGCGCGGCTGGCTGACCTGCAGGCTGGCCAACTGGTGGCTGGCCGGCCTGCGGCTGCTGCGGCGCCTGCGCAGCAATCTGCGCCTTAGCCTGCTGCATGGCCGCCTCGGTCAGGATCGGATTGGGCGTCGGCTTGAAACCCCAGTTCCGGTCGTCGCTCGGCAATACCATGTTCGCCAGGCGCGCCTCGGCAGCGTTGGTCTTCGGGCGCGTGATGTTCACGAAGACCGTCGAGCGCTGCGGCTTGGCCTGCCTATTGGTAACCGGGAAGCCAGCCTCAACGCTATCCATCATCGAGGCGGCTTCCTGCGTCGAGTGATCGCGGCCGTTATATTGATCGGTATCCTCGCGCCAGCGCTTTTCCACCTTGGATGCCTGGCGCGCAGTCACCCACTCATCCCGACGCCGCGCCAATGACTCGCCCAGCAGCATCAGACGATCCGCCGCAATGGCGTTCATTTCCTCCGCAGTTTGTGGGTCATTAGCGAGCGGCTCGCCGGTATCGTCGGCGCCGGCGCGGGAATAGGCGTCCATCCTTAGTTATTCCACTCGATCTCAGCGAAGTTGAAGGTGATATCGGTGGTTGCCGTGGCCGCATTGCCGGTGATGGCGATGGTGATCGGCGCGTTTTCCGCAAGCGTCAGGTTCGATGGCGCCGACAGCGCAGTCACCGCGCCGCCGCATTGGGAGCCGAAGTGGATCGCCTGCTGCGTATTGGAGTTCTGGGCGCCGTATTTGATAATGGCGGCCGAGAGCTGCCAGCCATTGCCGTTGGTCG